ATGGCGGATCGCATGAACGGGACAACAGAGCCCGGCGGGACGCTGGCGCAGCTACGAAAGTTCGCGCAGAGCCGTGACGCAGTACGTGAGGCAGGTGTTAAGCTTGCGCTGTCGCTAGACGAACAGTGGTCGGCCGCCAAGGTTGCGAAAACTGGTCCCGTGGACGTGGTCGACATGTTCGCGGGATGCGGAGGCATGTCTGCGGGCTTCTTGGCGGCGAACGCGCTTTTGCCAGCCTATCGTCTCGCGACGGCCATTGATATTGATGACGTCGCAATGAAAACTTACGAAGCGAACTTGGGTCTCAAGCCCTTGAAGCTTGATTTGCATGCATATTCTGAGAACCAGGAGGGCTTAGTTCAAGTGGTACATGAGGCGCGAAGAGCGCCCGATGCTCCGCTCGTGCTAATCGGCTGTGCGCCATGCCAAGGCTTCTCCTCACATAGGAATGCCGCAGGGGAAGCAGATTTTCGCAACACGCTATTTGTTACGTTCGCAATGGCAGCGATCGCAATCCTTCCGGATGTAGTCATTGTCGAAAATGTTCCGGAGGTAGCGACAGACCGCTATTGGCCCGTGGTCGCTGAAGCGCGACGTGTTCTCGAGAGCGCTGGTTACGAAGTCGTATTGACCGCTCACGATATGGCAGATTTCGGCGTCCCTCAGCACCGATATCGCGCCGTAATGATTGGCATGCGGAGACCATTCAAAATGCCAAGGGGATTCTTGACAGGAGAGCAACGTCGCACAGTGCGGCAAGCAATTGAGTTTCTGCCAAGCATTAATCCAGGGGAAGTTTGCGCTTCGGATGGGATGCACTATACGGCGGGACACAAGTCTTCGACCGTGGAGACGATCAAAGCTGTTCCTTTGGACGGCGGGCGGCGTCCATTTGACGTCGGCCCGGAGAGCCTACGTCGCTACGCGGAACGCACAGGCGAGTTGGCGTTTAAGGATGTCTACAGCAGGCTTTGGTGGGACCGCCCAGCGATCACTATAACAGGTCATGCAAGAAATCCGGCGAGCGGTAGGTATGTACATCCTGAGCAACACCGTGGTCTATCTGTGCGAGAGGCGGCCCTACTCCAGGGCTTTCCTAGATCATGGACGTTCGCAGGGGGCCTGAGCTCAGCGTTCCTGCAGGTTGGTAATGCGGTGCCACCGCCGTTCGCCGCCTTCCTTGCTGTTCACATTCTTGGGGAAATGTTTGGCAAGCCTGCTGAAGTAACAGATCGTGAGATGGACATCTCTGGCTCCCTAGGTTCAACTTTTTCTCGCAGAATTCCTGCTCTGAAGGCTGGCCGGCAGGCCGCCCATGAGCCAATGGCAGCACGATGAAACCTACCGCCATTGATTTATTCTGTGGAGCTGGAGGGCTGTCGCTCGGTCTGCAATCTGCTGGATTCAATGTTGTGGGTGCCTTTGATGCATGGGAGCCGGCAGTAAGAAGCTATCGTCTGAATTTTCGCCATCATCCCTGTTTTATGGAGGATGTGGCAGAGCTCACCTCTGAGCGCCTTGGTCGGCTGGGGCTGCCTAAGGAAGTCGACTTAGTTGCCGGTGGACCTCCCTGTCAGGGATTTTCTATTCAACGAATTGGCGATGACGAAGATGCCAGGAATGATTTAGTTTTGGAGTTTGTCCGCGTGGCAGCGGCTGTGCGCGCAAAGGTTTTCCTTATGGAGAATGTTACCGGCCTTCTCGGTGTGCGTGGACGGACGGTCTTGAATCGTTTTGAGGAACTCGCGCAAACACAGGGATACGAGGTCAGGACGAAGGTTCTCAATGCGGCTGATTTTGGTCTGCCACAGTTGAGGAAGCGTGTGTTTGTCGTTGGCATAAGGCATGATGTTTCAGGAGCTTTTGCATTTCCCGAGCCTCGCGTTTTGCGGCATCAGACTGTCGCTGAGGCATTGGCAGGACTACCGCACCCCGCTGAAGAGCGTTGTATGATGCCAGCTGACCCTCTGCACATCGTGACACCTCTATCGCCTCTTAACAGACGGAGGATAGAAGCTGTTCCACCAGGTGGCGGCTTCGAAGATCTGCCGCTGGAGCTACGGGCGAACTGCCACAAGGCGGGCGCTGAACGTATCGGACATCGTGCGGTGTATGGGCGACTGCATCCTGACAAGCCAGCTGGAACCATCACAGCGATGTTTGATAGTTTCACGCGTGGTAGATTTGGGCATCCATTCGAGCACAGGAACCTTACCCTACGTGAAGGAGCACGTCTCCAGGGGTTTCCTGACGATTACGTTTTTGTCGGTTCGAAACGTGAAATGACAAAGCAAATCGGAAATGCCATTCCTCCCCCATTGGCCGAGGCGGTTGGCATATCACTGCGACAAACTCTGCTCGAGAATGCGTCGCTTTTCGATGAAGATGACGCTCCCCCCCTACTGAAAAAAGCTTGAAAGATGCCGCTACTGACCACTTGGGCTGGCGGGATGACCGGGAATTTCCCGGACCTCTTGCGGGCGATAACTCATGGTTCTGACCGTACTGTCACTGAAGGGGGATTTCGAGTTCTTTTGTCGAGTGATGGAGTAACCGACAGCGACGTGCTTGCCGCGCTACCGCGCGATATTGAGCGTGCTAGGCGCCGGGCGGGCGCCACCGGGACGCCTGGTGCGCCCGATGCAAAACGTTACAGGGACCTTCGGCAGCTAGTTCGGACCGCTGGACTAGCCTACGACGAGGAAGTGGGGGGCGTAACGGCGGTTCGGGTGACGGCGTTGGGCAAGGAGCTGATGAGATGGGCGGATGATGGCATTGATGCCTCCAACGTAAGAGTTATCGCTAGGCATGCAGCGAGAACGTTGTCAGCAGTACAGCTGCGCAATCCTACGCCTGACGGAAGGAAATATTCGCCTGAGATGGAGGTGTTCCCTTTCGCATTCATCTGGCGCGCAATGCTTGCCTTGGGGGGGCGCATAAGCAGAGAGGAACTTAATCGAGGCATCTATCGAACCCAGAACCAAGCTGACTTGATATCGGCCATAGAGAGAATCAAGTTTGCCCGGCTTGAGGGCAACGTTGAAGTCATTGGGGAACCAGCGTTTGAACGGGGAGAAGACGGTTCCCTGACTGCCAGGAGAGTCCGAGGTTGGATGTCGTGGGCGTCCTTCGGGTGGACGCTCATCTCCGACGAGCATAGCTCCGAAGTGGGCTTCCAGATCACTTCATCGTGGGCAGAGGAGATCCTCAGGGACGCTGCTGCTGTGACCAGACAGCATCGAGAGTTTTCGAGCGTGGGTGACTACGTCGAGCACTTGTCCCATTGCGCCGGCATCTCGCAGATGCCAGTTTACGCTTAACATCAAGCGTAGACTAAGGCACCGCATGAAGACCAGCGAGAAGGTCGCAGAAGTCGTCGCGACCTGCGAACGTTACGGAAAGACATCCATAATCGCGCTCAGCGGCCCTCCAGGCTCAGGAAAGAGCCATGTCGCGCTCTTGGCGGCGCAGGCTATTGCAAGGCTTCCAACGCGGGTCAGGGAGATCCAGTTTCATCAATCATATTCCTATGAGGAGTTCATAGAAGGACTTCGTATTGCTCCTGACGGATCCGTACGGCCGGAAAAGGGAGTTTTTCTGAGAATTAATGAAGACGCTGAAGCTGATAAATTTCCAGATCATCGGTATGTAATGCTTATTGAAGAGTTCACCCGGGCCAATCTCTCGTCTGTACTCGGCGAAATCCTTACTTATGTAGAACATCGAAACCGTGCATTTGAGACGATGTTCAGTCGTACTTCGGTCCAAGTTGCAGAGAACCTAGTTCTTATGACAACGTTTAATCCCACGGATCGTTCAGCTGTAAACATTGATGATGCCCTTCTTCGAAGGATGCGAATTATCGACTTCTTGCCGGACGCTGATCAACTCGAAGAGATGCTGGAGGGGCGTGCGCTGCCACCCCACGTATTGCGAAAACTGGGGGACATATTTCGGAAATGTGAAACTGAGCATAGGGAACTCTACGCTTCCCGTATGCCGTTTGGTCACGGTGTATTTTCGGAGGTGCACGAAGAAGGCGATCTGCATTCCCTATGGCATCAACGCATTCAGCGGATGCTCTATCGACCAGGCCAAGACCCGCATGAGTTCGCCGAAACAATTGAACTTGCCTATCCGTGGGCGAAATCCAACAAGTATGTGCTCCCAAATCCTGTAGACGCAGCCCGGACGTCGACCGATGAGGAACTTCCACCGCCTTCAGAGGGCTCCAGGGAGAACACGGAACAAGCCGGCTGATGATCAACGTACGCGAGCGAGGAGAAACCCTGCTTTCCCCACTGCAATGGGAGGCGATTTCCAACGATCCCAGCTTCGCCAGCCTAGTCGACAAGGCAGTATTGAGTGCTGAGCCGGCAAGACGAAAAAGCGGTTGGCGTCTTAAGGCTGGCGCGTACGTGGGACGTGCGACGCTTGGCGGTATTGATGTGAATATTGTGGAGAAGGTGCCTGGAGCAATTAATGCACTTCTCTCCGCGCTTGCGCCACATAGCTTTCAGCTTACTCAAACGACCATGAGGGAATCATTGGCCGGGCGGCCAGACGCAATGATTGCATCGATGCTAATCGCGTCGACTCGGACATATCTTTCGCACGGCGGCGAGGCTGAGTACCGTGAGGAACACTTGACTGGGGCATACGTCACAGGACGACTCGATGTTCGAAGGACTGCCGGACTGCGAGCGCGCGGGGTACGCCACAGGGTAGCTTTCTCGCGGAATGTTCTGGATGACGACACGCCGCTCAACCGCTCGATCTTCGGCGCGCTGGGAGTACTTGCGACGCCGGGCGCATCGTCGGAATTCGGTGTACATGTAACTGCTAGCGCTAGGGCGCTTCGTTCGTCCTTCGGCCTCAGCGCCAAGACATCGTCAATGATGTCTCGAAGCGAGCTGCGCGAAGAGGCTGCGCGCGTTGCAGGGACCAATCATTTTCGACGCGACAATTCGGCACAAGAAGCTGGTGTTCTAGCCTCTGCGGTTCTTGAAGGGGCAGCATTCTTAGGGGAAGCGGGCACCCGTTTGATTCCAAGATCATGGTTCGTGAATCTCGAAGAACTCTTTGAACGGCTCCTCAGGAGGTTAGTATCGAATGCTCTTGGTGAAGAGGCCAAGGTTACCAGTGCGGCGGAATGGCCTGGCGGAACACGCCCGCCTCCACTATTTCCTGAGCACTCAAGACGATACGCATCAAACCCAGACCTTGTAATATTGCAGAAAGGCTGCCTGACCATAGGAGATGCTAAGTATAAAGACTTCGACACATGGCCCAGTGCTTCGGATATTTATCAACTGATATCACATGCGGCTGCTTGTGGAGCAGAGAGAGCGGGGCTGTTTTATCCCTCTGAAAAAGGGATAATTATCACCCCGCTCGGCGTCGCAGCAACCGGCTGTCGCGCTTGGGCATTTGGGATAGATTTAACAAACCCAATGGAAAGCATTCGTGAGACGATGCGAGCCATGAGCCTAGCCAAATAGCTCCGAACATCGTTCGCGCGACTTGAAGCGGCCTGAAATTTTAATTTCATTTCATACTGCGGGAAGTGATTTCCAAGTAATGAGCGTATTTTGAGACTTGGGGCCTTATTGCGGAACTAAGTTTTTTCCTTTCAGGAACGTGTTGGACTGCAGTTCCCAGTCGACCGCAAACGGCTCCAGCACGCGCGCCAACGTTACCTCGGGCCCGTGCTTTCCGTCCACGATTGCTTCAACCAAACACGGCGCAAGCAAGTTGAGACGAAGGACGCGGGTAACGTAGGATGAGGCGATGCCTTCGCGTTGAGCAAGTTCGGCGATGGTGGCGAACTCTCCGGACTCAAGCAGCCGCTTCCACCGGAACGCGCGGGCCAGCGCCTTGATCAGCGTGTTGTCGGTCTGCCGCGATTGCGTGGCACCTTCCGGCAAGTGCATCTCCTTCCGCCCGCCACGCTTCACGACTCGGAACGGCACGTGGAGCGTGATGGTCTCGGGGGGCGGCGTTCTGCGGGTCATGCCGCTTCTCCAATCCTGACGGTCTGCATCTCTCGCGCGAGGCCGCCGAGGCCGTCTACGCGAAGTCGAACGTTCAATCCCTCCGTACCGACGTCGACACGCTCGACCAGCAGCGCCACAATGCGCGCTTGTTCGGCGGGGAAGAGTTCATCCCACAGCGGATCCAACCGGTTCAGCGCCTCGCAGGCATCGGCCTCGGTGATGTCTTCGGCATGGGCACGCGCCGCCTTCCAAGTCCCCGCCACGATCTCGGGCTGGCGGAAGACAGTGCGCAGCTGGTCGATGACCGCCCGCTCTATCACCCCTGCGGGCACGCGGCCGACGGGGCAATATCCAGCGCCGTGCTTCAGCACGGTCTGGCTGACATAGTAGCGATACAAGCGCCCGCCCTTGCGCGTGTGGGTTGGGGAGAAGGCCGCGCCATCCGGGCCGAACAGCAGCCCCTTCAGCAGCGCGTGCGTGCCGGCGCGGGTGCGAGAGGCGCGTTTGCGCGGGCTCTCTTGCAAGATGTCGTGGACGCGGTCCCACATCGCGCGGTCGATGATGGCGTCGTGTTCGCCGGGATAGCTGTCGCCCTTGTGCACCGCCTCGCCGAGGTAGGCGCGGTTCGAAAGCATCCGGTAAAGGTACTTCTTGTCGATCCGGTTGCCGCGCGGCGTGCCGATGCCCCGCGCGCCGACCTCGCGGGCCAGCACTGTGCAGGAGCCGATCTCAAGGAAGCGGGCAAAGATCCAGCGCACATGGGCGGCGGCGTCCTCGTCAACCAGCAGCTTCCGGTTTTCTACCCTGTAGCCGAAGGGCGGCACCCCGCCCATCCACATCCCCTTCTTGCGGCTAGCGGCGACCTTGTCGCGAATGCGCTCGGCCGTGACCTCACGCTCGAACTGGGCGAAGGACAGCAAGATGTTAAGCGTCAACCGCCCCATAGACGTGGTTGTGTTGAAGGACTGGGTGACAGAGACGAAGGTCACGCCGTTCCGATCGAACACCTCGACCAGCTTGGCGAAATCCGCCAGCGATCGGCTGAGGCGGTCGATCTTGTAGACCACGACCACATCGACCAGCCCGTCCTCGATGTCGGCCATCAGGCGCTTCAGACCGGGGCGTTCCAACGTGCCGCCGGAGATGCCGCCGTCGTCATACTGGTCCCGCACAAGCACCCAGCCCTCGGATCGCTGGCTGGCGATGAAGGCCTCACACGCTTCGCGCTGGGCATGCAGGCTGTTGAACTCCTGCTCCAGCCCTTCCTCGGAGGATTTACGGGTGTAGACGGCGCAGCGAAGCTTGCGGACGACAGATCTCGTCATTTCCGCCCCCTGTGGTTCTTGAGGCCGAAGAACAACCAGCCGTTCCAGCGGGTGCCGGTGATGGCGCGGGCGATGGCAGACAGCGACTTGTAGGGACGTCCCTGCCACTCGAAGCCATCGGCGGTAACGGTGACGACATACTCGACACCCTGCCATTCGCGCAGGAGCCGCGTCCCCGTGATCGGGCGGTCGCGGTCGGCGCGGATGCCGCGCTTCTTCCTGTCGCCGCCATCCAGTTCCTCGCCCAGCCGTTCCAGCCGCCGGATCGTCTCCGGCTTCAGCCCGCCATAGGCGAGTTCCTGGATGCGGTAGGCCAAGCGGGATTCAAGGTAGCGCCGGTTGAAGGGCGGTGGCTCGCTGTCGAACAGATCGCGCCACTGCTTCTTCAGTTCGGGTGTCGGCGTGGTCTTTAGCGCGGCCAGGCGCGCGGGGATGGGGTCGAGCGTCGTCATGCGGTCTCCGTTGGGTTCGGGGTTGCATGACGGCATTGGTCGTCCGGATAGTGTAGGCGAATTTCTCCAGTTTCGTCAGAAGGTTCGCCCCGCTTGTGCTGCATATGCCGGACCAGCCCGAGCGCTAGCAAAGCGCACAACTCTGCTCGACGCTCGGCAGCGGTCATCTGGTCGGGTGGCAGCGGGTTGGGGCGTTTCATGCGGGCAAGTCCAGGTTGGCTTGCTCTGCCTCTACTCATCTGGCGGTGAAACCGTCCCAAGGCAGTCAAGACAGCGCGAAGTCAGCAACTCGGACTCGACTCGAGGTTGCCAGATCAGGTAGAACATAATCAGAACTTCAATCAATCCTTGCCGCCAAGATACGAGCATTCGATGTGCCAATTAGGGCGCTTGTGCTTCTAGTGCGGCCAATGCGGCCTGCGGGTGGCTGAGTGAGCCCGCGATCGGAACAGTTGGCGTCACGAGGAGAGCATATGGCGAAAAGGATCCGCAACTTCATCGATCGGGCGTTTTCTCGGACCGTCGATCTACAAATGCTGCATCGTCTTCTCAGCCCCTATCTCGGACAGATCGGGTTGGACTGGGATACGTTGCCCACTGACGATGCCAAACGGCGCGAGGCGATTTTCAATCTGTTTGCCAAGGCCGACTTGAGGTTTCCGGCACCGCTTCAGTTCGCCCTCTATAACATTTCCACGCTGTCCACGGATGCGGGCGCCCGGTTCATCCAGGAGATCGCGACTGAAATGGGGGTAGACGTTCTGGCTGCCCACCGCATCGACGGTGCGCCTGACGACCTGCGCTTTACCCCGCGATTCATGGCCTTGGCCACATGGCTGGATCATCGGGTTGTTTTTGACAAGGCGCTGAGCGCGGCTGCATTCCTCACGCATACGACCAAACTCGAGCGCGACGCTGACCGGGAAGATGTCGAACCGAGGCACCATGAACAGGGGGTGCAGGACGCCTTTGCCGAAGCCGTTCGGACGCATTTCTTGGGACGTTACAATGGCCGCTACTGCGATGTTCGGTGGTTCGAGGATGAGGATCTGCTTCGTATTCTGATCCTGCATGGCTCCAAACCTGAGACGAAGAACGTCGACCAGGGGGGCGCAGAAGACACCCTGAAGTTTCGGGAAATCGTCCAGTCGACCATCGAATTCGATCCGAGGCAGGGTTCTATCGCCGTCGGCTCGAAGTCGGCAACCGATGCCAAGACGCTGGTGAAGCTCTTTGGCGAGCACATCCTCGGGGACAAGGAAATCTTCGAGGCGTCTGCGAAGGAACAGCTTTACACGCTCGAGCCGCTTCAGCGGCAGGGCGCATCGTTCAAGTTCCACCTCGACGACAGTGGAGACATCACCCACGTCTCCTTGCGCGAGGTTCGCGTCGATGAGGCGCAGATCACCAAGACTGGGAGGCTGAAGCGTTCACCATGGTTCCTGACGCTCGGCGACACAGATAACGCGCTGAAACGCCTGAAGGTCGTCGCGCCGGAGATCGAGATCGACGACGTCCGGATTGTGCATGCCAAGATCGATGTGACCATCGAGGTTGACGGCACCGAGACCGTGGTTCCGGTCACGATCCGGCCGCCACGCACCGTCAGCATGCGCGACCATTCGCACGAACGGCTCATCCTTGAAATGCTCGAAGACAATGACATTCGCAAACGCCGCAGAACTGATCAGGCTGCTGCTGCGGCAGAGTGATCGCCATCCGGTCCGTGCCATCGGCGCGGCGGAGCTGGAGCCCTATGATCCTCGCGTCCGCCGATCGCTGCGGAACTTGGGAATTCTGGTGCCCCGAGTAGATCTGCCCGACGATGGCGGCTCGGTGTTCGGGGTCATCGACGGATCCCTGATCGTAGTCGATCCGGAGACTGGCGAGTGCGAACGGCACGACGATGCGCTGGACATCCAGACTTTCGAAATCGACGTCGCCGCCCTGTGCCGAGCGATCCGCGAGCAGTCCGGGCTGAACGGGCCGGGCCCGACAGCGATCTCCTCCAGGATATGGAGGCTCGGTCGCTATCAACAGCATGGTCGTGCTGCTGAAATCTGCCTCGTGCGGCGACTGCGAGAGGAAACAGCGCAAGAAATTCTGGACCATGTGCGAGGCGCGATCGACACCGAGACTTCGGTCGCCCTCGTCAGTCTCGGGAGCAGCGAGCTGCCGACTGTGGTCAGGCGTCAGCTGGATCGCCTTCGCATGACAGTGTCCCACGCCGAAGATTTGCTGCGCGACGATCCAGTTCGTCCGCTTGCACTTGATTTCGGCCGGATTCGCCTGGCCGCAGGAAAGCAAGCGTCAGATGCGCGGCTTCAGGTCGACCGCATCGGTCGGCGCGCAATCTTCGATGGCGTCGAGATCGACATAGAGCCTCGTGACTTCGACGCCGTCGTCTTGCTTGGGGAGGAGGCCTTGGCCGCCGGTGGGTGGGTCTCGAAGGAAAGTCTGGCCGCGGCGATACAGGCGAGTACGGGGCGGGAGAGCAATCCCGAACAGGTTGATCGCTGCATCAACCGCGTGCGTGATGCCTTCAGAAAGAATCCGCAGCTTAGTTCGGTCCCGCGCAACGGGTTTATTGATCGCAAGTCCAAGGTCGGCGCACGCTTCACTCTATCCCCATCTGACATCGCCTTCACCGCCTAGACCCGTTCGCCGGTACCGGGAGGTTTTCGGGAGATTTCCGGGAGAAGCCCGAGAGATATGTAATTTCAGCAGGTTGCATATTCGACTGGTCAACGCAAACGACCAGGATCGAAACAGATGCTCCCACCCATTTCCCCCGCCGACCTTGCCACACTGATCGACGAAGCGGCCATTGCCGCGCGCCGCCTGCATCGCAAGCTGGTGCTGCCTGCCGCCGATCTCGACGATCTCCGCCAGGACTTGCTGGTCGACCTGATCTGCCGGTTGCCGGGTTTCGACGCCCGCCGTGGCACCATCGGCGCTTTCGCCAACATCGTCCTTCGCAACCAGTCCTCGCGCATCGCCATCCGTCATCACCGCCAGCGCCGCGCACAGGGTGGGACGGTTCTGTCGCTGGATGCGCCCGTTTCCAGCGGCACCGAGCCGCTGGGTTGTATGCTGGCGGAGGCTGACGGTCTGGCCGCCTGGCATGGTCAGGACCGCTCTGCCGAGGACAACGCCGAGACCCATCACGATCTCGCCCGGGCGCTGGGCGGTCTGCCTGACGACATGCGTGGCCTCTGCGCGGCACTTGGCAGCTGCGCCGTTCCCGAAATCGTCAGCCGCACCGGCATCTCCCGTTCCGCCCTCTACCGCCACATCGCCCGCCTTCGGCTCGACCTCGCGATGCGCGGGTTCGGGGCGGAATGGGACGGTTCCAGGGCGGCGTGAGTAGAGGACCGACATGGAGATGTTCGTCATGCACCCCACCGCCTTCATCCCGGCCAAGCCCCGGCCGCTCACCGACATCGAGTTCTGCGCCTGGATCGGTCAGGCCATGCCGGGCGACCGCCTCGAGTATCATCGCGGGTTCCTCGGCATCGATGCCACGGCGGTGATTTCGACCCTTCCGGAGCCGGATCGCCGCAGGCTGGGGGCGCTGGCCAGTGCCGCCCACCGCGCCTTCGAGGCCGCGCTGGTGCATCTGGTACAGGTCCGGGTCGGCCCAGACCGCTTTGCCTATCTGGCCATCGCGCGGACCAAACCGCGCCATGCGCCGATCCCGCTTTCCCAACTCATCGCGACAGAGGAGGCCGCCTGATGCGCGCCACGCTTGCCTGGATCGGGGATCGGCTTCCGCCGTCCCTCTACTTCCTTCTGGCCGGAAATTCGGCCCCATCCCCCAACGGAGACCACGACATGACCGAGACCAACGGCCCGCTTGCGCGCCTGCGCAAGGCTTTCCGCAGCCTTGAGGATCTGCCGGAGGTGATCCCCGCCGCCTGGCGTCCCGGCGATGCTTCCGAACCGCTGCCCGTCGAGACCGCGAGTGTCGACGATATCGCCATTGCGATCGTCGCCGCGAATGCCGAACTCTCTGCGGCCATCCAGCGATCCTCGGCGCTGGAAAAGCTCCACCGTCTGGCTCGCGAAGCCGGGGCTGTCGGCACGGACCGCGCCGTGGATGCGGCCCTGAAGCGGGAGGGGCGCTGATGGACATGCCGTTCCCAAGCACCGACGCGCCGACAGAGGCCCGCCTCGACAACGTGCCGAAGTTCGAGGATCTCGACCGGCTGTCCATCGGCGAAATCGCCGACATGCCGGCAGACCTGCTGTTGGCATTGCAGGACGAAGCAGCGGCCGAGACCGCCCGGGTCAAGCGCCTGAAGGACCGTTTCGAGGCGGCACTGGCGCAGCGGTACAGCGCGGCGACCGAGGCCGAGCGTTCCGCCCAAGGCAAGACCTCCGGCACCGTCCGGATCGAGGATGCGGGCGTGGTGGTGATCGCCGATCTGCCGAAGAAGGTCACCTGGGATCAGGAGCAGCTGGCCGCGATGGCCACCCGGATCCACGAGGCAGGCGACGATCCGACCCAGTATCTCGAGATTGCCTATCGCGTGCCGGAACGCCGCTTCGGGGCCTGGCCCGACGCCATGCGCGAGGGCTTCGCCGCCGCCCGGTCCGAGACCAACGGCAAACCCGTGTTCCGGCTCGAGAACCGAGACCGGTGACGCGCGGCGGCGGGACGCCCGAGCGGCAACGCCGGGCAGGTTCCCCTTCGGCACCCGGTCACCCCCGCCGCCGCGCCCTTTCATTCCTTCGGAGAACCCCATGGCCTTCCGCATCATCACCGCCGACGAACGCCTTTCGGCCGCCGAGAACAAGACCTCGCTCGCCATTTTCGGCCCGCCCGGCGTGGGCAAGACCACGCTTCTGAAGTCCCTGCCTGCCGAGGAAACCGTCTGCCTCGACCTCGAGGCCGGGATGAAGTCGGTGCAGGACTGGCGCGGCGCGTCGATCCCGGTGCGCAGCTTCACCGATTTCCGCGATCTGGCGGTGCTGATCGGCGGGCCGGATCCCGCGCAACATCCGCAGTCCTGGTACGGGACCGAACGCCATGCGTGGCTGCAGGCCCAGCACCGCGACAGCGGCATCGAGGCCTTCCTCGCCGCGCGTCGCATCGTCTTCGTCGACTCGATCACCGATCTGACGCGGCAGGCGATGGCCTATGCCCGCCAACAGCCCGAGGCCTTCTCGGACCGGACCGGCAAGCCTGATGTCCGAGGCGCTTACGGGCTTCTGGGGCGCGAGGTGATCCAGGCGCTGAAGCACCTCCAGCATGCGCGCGGCAAGACCGTGATCTTCGTCGGCGTGCTGGAAAAGGTGACCGACGACTTCGGCACCGTCACCTGGCAACCGCAGATGGAAGGCAGCAAGGCCGGGCGGGAGTTGCCGGGCATCGTGGACCAGGTCGTCTCGATGCACCTCTTCGCCCGCGATGCCGAGGGTGGCTGGGTGCTGGACGAGACCGCCACCGACCGCCGCCTCGTCTGCAAGTCGGGCAACCCTTGGGGCCTTCCCGCCAAGGACCGTTCCGGCCGCCTCGACCTGACCGAACCGCCCGACCTTGGTGCGCTGCTCGCCCGGATCGACGGCCACGCCCCCCATCACCCCGCTTTCGCCTCCTGATCCCTGAAAGGACATAACCATGAGCTACGATCTGAACGATGCCCAGCCGCAGATGGCCCCCATCGGCGAACTGATCCCGGACGGCACCTTCGCCAAGGTGCGGCTGACCATTCGCCCCGGTGGCGTGAACGGCGCGACCCCGGCGGATGCGGGGCTGCTGAAGGCTTCGCAGTCCAGCGATGCCCGCATGCTCGACTGCGAATTCACCGTGGTCGACGGCCCCCACGCCCGCCGCAAGTTCTGGCAGAGCTTCACCGTGGCGGGCGGCAAGCTGGACGAGAAGGGCCAGTCCATCGGCTGGAAGATCTCGAAGTCCACTTTTCGCGCCATCGTGGACAGCGCCCTTGGCCTTGATCCCAGGGACGAAAGCCCCGCCGCCAAGGCCAAGCGGGTTCTGCCCGGCCTGCGGCATCTGGAGGGCATTGTCTTTGCCGCCCGCATCATGGTGGAGCCCGCCTCCAACCCGCAGTACCGCGACCAGAACCGCATCGCCAACGTCGTTCTGCCCGACGAGCCGCAGCATGCCGCGATCATGCGTGGCGAAACCGTCCCGCCCGATCCGGTCAACGCCCCGCCGCGCAAGGCCGCGATCGTCGCGGCGCCGGGCTGGCAGGCCCCGGCACTGGCCTGGGGCGCGGCGCAACCGTCGCCTGCAGCGCCGAACTGGAGCGCGACACCGCAGCCCGCGGCGGCACCGGCGCCCGCGTGGGGCGCGCAGAACGCCTCGACAGCTGGGCCCGCGCCGCAGGCCCCGGCACCCGCCGCGCCGGGCACCCCTGCCATGCCCGCCTGGCTCAATGGCTGAGGCGCGGCGAAAACGGCGGTCGGGTGGGTCGGCGCGATCCACCACCGCCGAGCCCGAAGGGGCTGGGCCGGGCGACCGGCCCATGACGCCCGACGAATGGCAGGCGCATGTGACGCGCGCCGCCGCGCTGGAGATCGGCAAATGGCTCGAGGCCCGAGGAAGACTACACCAACCCATCGCAAGCCTTACCCTCGGCGACCTCGAGGCCATGGCGGTGAACGCCATCTCGCGCTGGATCGTGATGCAGTCGGAACGGCTTCACCGGCAGGACTGGCCAAGGGACGACCCGATCGCGACGCTCTTGCTCGGGTGACGATCTGCGCCGTCTGCGCCCGGGAGGCCCGCGGCTTCGGCTACGTCCACCGGCTCCAGCACGACCGCTATCCCTATCACCGCTTCTGCTCGCTCCGCTGTCAGGAAGTGGGCAGCGCAATCGCCCAAAGGAACAATGGCATGATCGACAAGACCGCCCGCGAGGCACAGGCCATCCGCGACGCCCGGGTACTGTTCGCCGAAGCGCTGACCGACCTCGGCCTGATGGCGCCCTTCTTCAACCGCTCCGCCGCCGACATCGACCGGCTGATCGAGGCGGCCGTCACCGGCTACGTCGACAGCATGTTGGCCCAGGGCGCACGCAAGGAGCGGACCGGCACGGCCCATGACGATCCGATTCCATTCTGAGGGGGCCGCCATGATCGATCTGAACAATGAGGCCGCCCCCTGGACCGACCTTCTCGCCGCCGCGACGGCGAACGCCATCACCGACTTCGAGGTCGAGTTCTGCGAGAGCCTGCGCCTGAAGCTGGCGACATTCGGCGCGCGCGCCCGGCTGACAGAGGCCCAGCATCACAAGCTGACCTGCATCGCGCAGGCCGGCGGGTTCTGGGAGCGCGACCAATGATCGACCTGAACCACGGCTCGGGCTGCATCTACGGTCAGGATGCGCCGCGTCCGCCGATCGCCGCCGCCGTCTCTTCCGCCATCGATGCGGCCCTGACGGCGCGCAATCGCGCCGAGCGCCCCCGCACCTATGTCAGTTCCTCGGGGCTGGGGCGCGACTGCCTCCGCCATATCCAGTACGACTTTCTCGCAGTGCCCAAGGACGAGGGCCAGGAGTTCGAGCCGCGCACTCTGCGGATCTTCGAGGCTGGCCACCGGGCGGAGGACATCGTCGCGGGTTGGTTCCGGATTGCCGGGTTCGACCTGCGCACCGAACGCCCCGATGGTCGCCAGTTCGGCTTCGAGGCCATGGCGGGCCGGTTCAAGGGCCATATCGATGGCTGCTTCGTCTCGGGCCCCATCGCGATGGACTATCCCGCCCTCTGGGAGAACAAGGCGCTCGGGGCCTCCAGTTGGAAGGATGTGGTCAAGCGCGGCGTCAGCATCGCGCGCCCCGTCTACGCCGCCCAGATCGCGCTCTATCAGGCCTACATGGACCTGCCCAACCCGGCGCTCTTCACCGCCCTGAACCGCGACACGATGGAATTGCACGCGGAACTCGTCCCGTTCGATGCCCGCCTTGCGCAGGAGATGTCGGATCGGGCCGTCACGGTGGTGCAGGCTTCCGCGGCGGGGGAATGGTTGCCCCGGATGGCCAACGAGCCCACGGCGGTCGTCTGCCGGGGCGGCATGGCTGTCGGCAAGTGGCACGCGCCCTGCGCATGGGCAGAGCGGTGCTGGAGGGGCGTCGGTGTCTGACTTCGTCCCCTCGGCCGCGCAGGCCGCCGCCATCGCCGAAGTCCGCGACTGGTTCGAGCACCGCACCGAGGATCGGCAGGTGTTCCGGCTCTTCGGCTATGCCGGGTCGGGCAAGAGCACGGTCCTGAAGTTCGCCCTCGACGACCTCGGTCTGTCGCCCCACCGCAGCGCCAAGGACGGCCGTTGCGTGCCGGGCGTCGTGACCGCCACCTTCACGGGCAAGGCCGCACTGGTCCTGAGCCGCAAGGGCACGCCCGCGCGCACCATCCACAGCCTGATCTATTCGGTGATCGAGTCGACCGAGGAGGAAATCGCCGCTGCGGCCGCCAAGGTTCAGGAAGCCGAGACCGCCGCGCGCAAGCTGACCGGTTTCGACAGGACCGCGGCCGAGGCGGGGATCGAGGCGATGCGCCAGGCGCTGTCCGCGATGAAGCACCCCCGCTTCGCCCTGAACCCGCAGAGTGATGCCGCGGATGCGCGGCTGATCGTGCTGGACGAGGTGTCGATGGTGGGCGAGGAGATGGCCCGCGACCTGATGAGTTTCGGCAAGCCGATCCTGGTGCTGGGCGATTCCGGCCAGTTACCGCCGATCAAGGGCGAAGGGGCCTTCACCCGGGACGCCCCCGACGTGATGCTGACCGAGATCCACCGCCAGGCGGCCGAGAGCGCCATCATCCGTCTCGCCACCATGGCGCGGATGGGGGAGCCCATCGGGTTTGGGGTTTACGACGCCCATGTCGCCAAGCTGCGCAAGGGCGACATCACGCCGGACCAGGCGCTGCGCGGCGGGCAGCTGATCTGCGGCCTGAACGCGACGCGCTTCCAGCTGAACAACGCGATGCGCGCGGCGGCCGGGCTGGGCGGGACATATCTTCCCACCGGCGGGGCGGAAAAGATCATCTGCCTGAAGAACGACAATGCGCTCGGTCTGATCAACGGCATGTTCCTGACCCTCGAGGATATCGTCGACGAAGGCAGCCTCTATTTCTCTGCCGTGGTGCATGACGAAGACGGGCGTCGTGTGACGCCATTCGACAGCGACGGCCGTCAGGGCCGGTTGCGCATCTACAAGGGGCATTTCGAGGATCACGTCGCCTACGACGCCAAGCGCCATGACCGCGACTGGCGTGAAAAACGCAAGCTGACCGAGGCCACCTTCGGCTGGGCGATCACCGCCCACAAGGCGCAAGGATCGCAGTGGGAGAACGTGATCGTCTGGGACGACGGGCTGGGCCGCAGCGAGATCGACCGCCGCCGCTGGCTTTACACCGCTATCACCCGCGCCGAGCGCGGCCTCGTCCTCCTGGCGTGAGGGGACGCGATGATCGATCTCAACGATGTCGCCACGCCGAAGGCACGCCACTATCTGGCGGCCGTGAAGGATCGGCTTGCCGCAACCGCAAACGACTGGCTCCCCGGCATCTTTCCGGAGGCGCGGCTTGCGCGCGACCGTCGCTCCTTGCGCTGTGCCGACCTGTCCGGCCGCCCGCCGCGCAAGGAAGGGTCGTGCACCATCCACCTCGACGGGCCCTATGCAGGCTGGGGCTTCGACTATGCCACTGGCGAAAGCGCCGGGCCCATCGATTTGATCGCGCGGGCGACGGGGCTTAGCGACGGCGCGCTTTTCGACGAAGCGGCGCGGATTGCAGGGATGGATCGCCCCGCACCCAGATCGGCGCCGCGCCCGAAGCCCGGCCATTCAACCGAGGTTGCGCGTCTGGTCGATGGAGCGCAGCCGCTCGCCGGAACCGTTGGCGAGGCCTACCTGCGCGCACGGGGCCTCGGCGATCCGGGATGCCCTGACCTGCTGTTCCACCCCGATCTGCCGGACTTCGACACACGGCGCGGGTGGCCAGGGCTGATCGCGCTGCCGCGCGTCGTGACGGGCGAACGTGCCCCCGGCATCCATCGGACATTCCTGCTCGACGATGGCAGCGCCAAGGGCCCGGCTGGCAAGAAGATGCTGGGTTCGGTGGCCGATGCGGCCGTGCGCCTGTTCGCGATGCCTGCGGGCGGCCATCTCGGCATTGCCGAAGGCATCGAGACCGCCTTGGCAGCGCATGCCCTGTTCGGCACCGCCGTCTGGGCGGCGCTGTCCGCGGATGGCCTCGCGCGCTTTCGCTGGCCCGAGGGCACGACGCGCGTCATGATCTACGCCGATGCTGGCGATGCCGGACGCCAGGCGGCCGCCACGCTCTCAGACCGGCTGAACCGGGCTGACATTCCGAACGAGATCGTGGTCCCGCTGCATGGCGACGATTTCAACGACGACCTTCTGCGCGGGGCGCGCGCCGACGACTATGGCCTGAGTCAGGAGCTTCTGACCAAAGACCTGCCTGCCGAGACGGAGCGCTTGCCGTCTGCGGGCGACATCATCGCCGACCTGGTGGCGGCCGCCGATGCGCTGACCAACCCGCCCGATATCTCGGCCCTTGGCGAACTTCTCGGCCGCATTGCCCTTGCCCGGCTGGACCCGCTGCCCGCGCGCCAGATCCTTGCCCGCATCAAGACCACCACCGGCATCGCCATGTCGATCCTCGACAAGCAGCTGATCGAACTGGTGAAGCGCGTGAACGTCTCCGGCGATCCCCATGCGCGGATCGCCCAACCTGCCTGGTACAACCGCCTGCGACAGGATCTGGTCGGGACGCCCGAGCGCAACGAGGCCAATGTCATCATCGCACTGACGTCCGACATCGCCTTCGCGGGCGTGCTGGCCTTCGACGACTTCTCCCAGGAGATCGTCGTGCGCCAACCGCTGCCGTGGGATGCCGCGACCGGCCCGTTTCCACGTCCGTGGGAGGATGCCGACGATGTCCGGACCGCGGAATGGCTGCAGCTGCGCGGGGTCAATGTCGCGCCGCTTGTGGTCGGTCGTGCCGTCGGCGCAGTCGCCCGCGAACACCGCATCCATCCCGTCCGCGACTGGCTGGAACACCTCCGCTGGGACGGCACGCCCCGGATCGAGACTTGGACCAGCACCTATCTCGGCGCTGCCCCGACCGCGTTCCACCATACCGTCGGCGCGCTCTGGCTCATCTCGGCAGTGGCACGCATCTTCCGCCCCGGTGTGAAGGCCGATCACATGCTGATCCTCGAAGGCCCGCAAGGCGCGCGCAAATCGACAGCCATCAAGGTGCTGGCGGGCGAAGCATGGTTCACCGACGAACTGCCCGAGCTTGGGTCCAAGGATGCCGCCATCCACATGCAGGGCGTCTGGATCGTGGAGATCGCCGAACTCGACGCCATCGGCCGAGCCGAGGTCTCGCGCATCAAGGCATTCCTCACCCGCACCACAGACCGCTTCCGTCCTCCCTACGGCCGGTACACCGTCGAGGTGCCGCGCCAATGCGTCTTCGCGGGCACCGTGAACCCCGACACCTATCTGCGCGACGAGACCGGCAACCGCCGCTTCTGGCCGCTGCGCTGCGGGACCATCGACATCCCGGCGCTGGCTCGCGACCGGGACCAGCTCTGGGCCGAAGCCGTCCATCGCTTCCGCGCCGGCGCGATCTGGTGGATCGACGATCCGGCGCTGCTGGCCGAAGCCCGCGAGGAACAGGACCGTCGCTACCAGGCGGATGCTTGGGATGCCCGCATCGACCGGTGGCTTACCCACGACACCCGCAGCGTCAATCGCGGCCACGCGGGCTATGAGGATTGGCAGGATGAAGAGTTCGAGCGCCCTGAGCCGATCCGCGATGTGTCGGTGGGTGAAATCCTCGAAGGCGCGCTCGGCATCGAGCCCGCGAAATGGACGAAGGGCGATCAGATGCGCGTGGGGGCCTGGCTGAAGTCGCGGGACTGGGAGAAATACCGGCGTCGGTCAGACAGCGCGCGTGAATGGCGCTATAGAAAACCGTCGACCGAATGACGAAACAAGAATGATGTAGGGCGGCCGGTTTCGGCCACCCACTTTTCTCGTGACATCGCGCCGAAGACCTCATCGATAGATGCGAAGGCTCTCGATCAGGCCAAGCGGATCGGTGCTGCGAGCAATCTCGATCGTCAACCCGCTACGTCCCTTCATGACATCGCGTTTGACGTTCGCGATCTTGGATTCGGCATCCACGAAGTATTCCCGTGTCTGAAATTTCTTCTTTTCCTTGGAATGCCAAAGACAAGTCAGCTCATCCTCATCGACATACTTGGCCTGCTTGATGTCCTCGATGAAGGGCTCGTAGAACGCTTCAGGATGAGTATCGAAACCAATACGCTCGAGCCAGATCAGGATTGCGGCAAATGATGCCGGTCTCAGGCCCGTGAATCCGTAAACGGAGGTATCCCGTACTTTCGGGCGCCTGAACCGCGAGACCGCCGCAACCCCTGAGATCTTCAGCAGGTTCTCTGTTCCCATGTCGAAGACCATCCCACCGAGACTGGTATCGAGCGTGTCAAGCCATCCTTCGACCGAAACGGTTGCAATAACCTCGTCCTTCAGAAGTGCGCTGGTTTGGGCACGGGTCTTCGACGAGACTTGTGTGTCCCGCGCTCGCTCAAGCCCGTGCCAGAGTGCCTGAAGGACACGTTGCTCCACCTGGTTCTTCGGCGGGGCAGCCGACTTTCTGGCCTCTGCAGGTGTGCCAGACGGGATTGGCATCGCAGGAGCATTCCCATTGGGGTTGCCCATGAGAGAAGTATCGCTGGTCGGCGCGCCGATCAGCGAGTTCAGCCGCCCCCAACTCTGTTCGCCATGGACGCGGGCGATCAGTTCGAGGGCTTGGCTGTGTCCGATCGTGAGATCGGGAGCGAGAGCCGACCTCAGGCGCTTCGCCTGGGCCTTGGCAATGTCGGAGGTGGCCGGAAGGCCGGTGAGCTGTTCATTCATGGCAAAACCTCTGCCTGAGGGTCGTCGAAGTCGAGGGCTCGGTCCATTGCCGCCACGAAGACCCTTGGGAAAGGTTGCCTTGTCGCGATATTCGATGCGCATGTTCTTCATGGGGAAACCCGGACCGGAACGGCCATGCGCAGCACGCCAAGCAACATGGGCGTTGGCGATGCCGCACACAAGGGGGTGATCGTGCGGAGTTGTCGAAGAGCGTCGCAACAACCGCCCCTGGCGGCCGTGTTCACGTTTCGGGTTGGCCCTACCTCATTCCCTGACCCTACCTGACGGCTAGGTAGGGTCAGGGAAAACACAAAGATTTCAATCGTGTCCCTACTGGCCCTACTTGGTGCACTAACTTCCTTTCCCTTCCCATAGACATGTATGTCCCTAACCGGCTTCATCCCTCCTTATGCGTCGTAGGAAAAAAGGTTGGGACGAGTAGGACCGGTAGGGACAGCTTTGATTTCAAACGATGATTTGTGGCCCTACCTTGACCAGAAGTAGGACCAGGTTGGGTCGCCCGTCTGCAGAGCGCGTTTTCCTTGACCCGGCACACCTGACATGATTTCCTGCCCATGACCAAAGCCGAAGGCCCACGATCGAGGTGAGCCTTCATTATGACCCTGAACTCCGAAGTGCCGGACCCGCGCCTTGAACAAGGGCGCCTTCCCGTATCCTGCATACTCGCTCTCGATCTCGGCACATCGACCGGATGGACGATCCGCGGTCATGACGCCCTGATCACCAGCGGCACCGTCTCGCTGCGTCCCGGCCGCTTCGACGGCGGTGGCATGAGATACCTGCGCTTTACCAACTGGCTGACCGAGATCGACCGACTGTCCGGACCAATCGCCGCGATCTGGTTCGAGGAAGTTCGCCGCCATGTCGGTACAGACGCTGCCCATGTGTATGGCGGTCTGATGGCCACCCTCACTGCATGGGCCGAACTGCGCGGCATTCCTTATCAGGGTGTTCCGGTCGGCACGATTAAGCGCCATGCCACCGGGAAGGGAAACGCCGACAAGGTGGCGATGATCGCAGCCGCGCGGGCGCGCGGGTTCAGCCCCGCCGATGACAACGAGGCGGATGCCATCGCCATCCTGCATTGGGCGATCGAAACGAACGGGGGTGTCGCGTGAGGTGGTATCCCCGAGGCTACGGTGGCACCCGCCGTGATCCAGATCGCGTCAAGCAGGACGGCTGGCATGACCATGGGCTACTGGCCGTGTCCATCGACGACCCGCGTCTCACCTGGCCTGAGCGCGAACTGGTGCGTCAGCTGGGCGAAAAGCTCTATGGGCCGCGCGTGGCCGAACGGGAGGCCGCGAATGGCTGACTGGACGCCCACCATGGTCGAGGACCGGCTCGAGAGTGCGGCCGACGTGTTCCGGTCGCTGCCCGAGGTGAAACCTCAGGGCTATTTCAACGCCTGGCCCGAGTATTTCCACAGCTTCGCCGATCAGGTCGGCCAGGAGTCTCGGATGCGACGCCCGAAGCCGGGCCCGCGCGACATCACACAAGCGGACGACGCGCTGCTGTGGTTGCGCTGGCTGGACCCGGCCGACGCGCGCCTTGTGTGGCTGCGCGCAAACCGCAAGCCTTGGAAGCCGATATGCTGGGAATTGGGCATCAGCCGCGCCACCGCCAACCGGCGCTGGCAGTATGGCATCGCGGTCATCGTCTGGCGGTTGAACGGCAAACGCGTGCCGACGAAGCGGTCGATGGAATTCGTGATGGACGCAGTTGGGCGTCATAGACCATCTTGAGGGGACACTGCTCGAACTGTATTGACAACATGACATGGCCAACAACCTGACCGCCGAGAAAGCCCTGATCTTCAGGATCACGCACATCAACAATGTGCCGTGGATCCTAAGACATGGGCTGCATTGCAAGAATTCCGACGTTCAGGATCCCGGTTTTGTGCGAATTGGGAACCTCGAACTGATTCAGCGCCGGACGGCAAGGAATGTGCCCGTGCAGCCGGGCGGGACGCTGGCGGATTATATCCCGTTCTACTTCACGCCCTTTTCAATGATGATGTACAATATCAAGACGGGTTACGGGGGGATACGGCAGTTCCCGAATGCTGAGATTGTGATCATGGTGTCGTCGCTCCGAGGGTTGGCAGACCGCGGCCTTGCAACCGTGTTCTCGGATCGGCACGCTTATCTTCAGACCGCGCAGTTCTTCACCTCGCTCGACGATCTGGACAAGATCGACTGGGGAATCCTTCAACGCAGGGACTTCAAGCGTGACGTCGATGATCCTGAGAAGACCGATCGCTACCAGGCTGAGGCGCTCGTACACAGGCACTTGCCAGTGGAGCACCTTGCAGGCATAGTCTGCCTGGGTGAGAACGAAAAAAGAACACTCGAACGTCAACGGGAGGAGGTTGGGCTCGAACTCAAGGTCGTAGCACAACCTGGCTGGTATTTCTGATGGTAACTTACACGCAAGGAAATCTGCTGGAGGCCGACGTTGACGCAGTGGTGAACACTGTCAACACAGTCGGAATCATGGGCAAGGGGATTGCTCTGATGTTCAAGGAGCAGTTCCCCCGCAACTTCGAAGCCTATGCGCGCGCTTGCGACGCCGGCGAAGTTAAAATTGGCAAGATGTTCGTTACCGAGAACAAAGAACTCTTCGGGCCGCACTGGATCATCAATTTTCCGACGAAGACCCATTGGCGTGTGAAGACCCAAATAGAATGGGTTGAGGAAGGATTGAGAGATCTTGTCCGCGTAATTCGCGACAAGAACATTCGTTCAATTGCGATCCCTCCACTTGGCTGTGGGAATGGTGGACTCATTTGGCAGGACGTTCGTCCACTGATCGAGGCGGCATTGGGCAAACTCGATGGTGTCAACGTCATAGTCTACGAGCCGACTGTGAAGTACCAGAACGTCGCCAAACGTACCGGAGTCGAGAAGCTGACCCCGGCCCGTGCTTTGGTGGCGGAGATGGTACGTCGTTATGCTCTATTGGGGATCGAGTGCTCGATTCTCGAAGTGCAGAAGTTGGGGTGGTTCCTCGAGCGTGGTGTAACGCGGTTTGGATTGACGGAGGCACTCAATTTCAGGTTCCAAGCCCACAAGTACGGGCCCTATTCGCACAACCTGACGAAGCTGCTCGATAGCCTCGATGGCAGTTATCTTCGCTGCGACAAGCGGCTCTCGGACGCCGATCCGCTGGACCTCATTTGGTTTGACGACGCCAAGTACGACCGAGTGCAAGCATACCTGAACTCCGGGGAAGGGAAGCAGTTCTCGCGCGTATTGGAGTGGGCTTCGGCGACCATTGATGGCTTCGAGTCGCCCCTCGGCATGGAACTTCTGGCGACCGTTGATTGGATGATGCAGCACGACGATATCGATCCGACCGTGGAAGGTGTCATGCAAGGTCTCAAGGGCTGGGCGGGCGGAGAAGCGGCAGGGCTGCGCAAGCTGAAGATCTTCGATCAACGGCTGGTTGCCATTGCGTTGGAGCAACTTCGGGTATCGAACCAGCTGCCCGCATGA